TGGTATCGCAAAACAGGAAACAATGAACCACAACGTACAGGCAATCCACGGGGTTGTCCTGTTGCCACCCAAGAAAGAGGTCGTCATAGACGGATAAGGTTATGGAACTAGCAAGAAACGCAATGCGAAGCAACATTCAGGACATGAGCAATCAAGAGTACGAAGAGTTTATAGAGAAGATGCTCAAAGAAGCAGACAGCGATGCTGAAGCTGGTGAGATTAAATCCATGTACGACAAGATACGTGGAGCCAAAGCCAAGGGCGGCAAGGTTCCCGGCTACCGCTATGGCACTCCCAAGGGCGGCGTGAAGAAGATGTCAGCATGTAAAGGCCGCAAAGCTGCAAGTAGTGCAGAAAAAGCCTAGCCCGTGGCCCCACGCAAAAGAGTCCTAGTCCCCCCGAACCCAGAAGACCTAGGCAAGGTCGGTAGACCTAAGAAAAGACCCGGCGAACCCAAGACCACGCACAAGATTAGTGACCGGGAACGTGCGCGGCGTTCTGTACAGATGAAGCTGAAGAATGCCAAGAAAAAACAGGTCAAGCAGGATGTGAAGACAGCCCGGAACCGACGCAAGGTTCGTGACCTGACCAGNGCAGCCAAGAACATAGAGAATGCCATCAACGGCAACAAGACCCGTGTGGTAGATGCTGCAGACTTAGACGTATTACCCCCAGCAGTTACGGACCTAATAGATGATACCCCTGTCATTTTCAAACCTAATGAAGGACCTCAAGAGGACTTTCTTTCGGCTTCCGAACAGGATGTACTTTATGGCGGGGCCGCTGGCGGTGGCAAGTCATTTGCTCTACTTGCTGACCCCCTACGCTATTGCCATAATCCCAACCATCGTGGCCTTCTTCTCCGGCGAACGCTCGACGAACTAACGGAACTCATCGACAAGTCGAAGCAGCTATACCCCAAGGCATTTCCCGGCGCACACTTTAGAGAGTCCAAGTCAACGTGGGTCTTTCCATCCGGTGCAACCATGTGGTTCACCTATCTCGACAGAGATAAGGATGTCACCCGTTTTCAGGGACAGGCGTTTAACTGGATTGGCATAGATGAAATAACACAGTACCCCAGCAGCTACGTCTGGGACTACCTTCGTTCTCGTCTCCGCTCGACGGACCCTGAACTACAGAAGAATCTAACCATGCGCTGCACAGCGAACCCCGGTGGTGTTGGCGGCTGGTGGGTCAAGAAGATGTACATTGATGCCCACGAACAGAACAAGGCGTTCGGGGCTAAAGACTTAGAAACAGGTCGAACCTTTGTGTGGCCTGACAACCATCCAAAAGCAGGTCAACCCCTATTCTACCGCAAGTTTATCCCAGCGAGGTTGACTGACAACCCCTTCCTGATGGCAGATGGTCAGTATGAGGCCATGCTTCGGTCACTCCCGGATGTCGAGCGTAGACGACTCCTAGAAGGGGACTGGGATGTGGCAGAGGGAGCGGCCTTCCCAGAGTTTTCGAGGGTACGACATGTGGTCGAACATTTTGAGCTTCCCACGAACTGGCCCCGCATACGTGCCGCCGACTATGGCTACTCGTCGCCGTCGTGTGTCCTGTGGGGTGCTATTGATTGGGATAACAATATTTGGATTTATCGCGAACTTTACGTAAAACACTTGACAGCAGAGCAATTAGCTGATAAAATATTAGAATGTGAGGAGTTGGACCCGTTACCTCATTATACGGTCCTAGACTCTTCATGCTGGAACAAGACCGGATTCGGCCCTTCTATCGCAGAGACTATGATGAGGGCCGGGGTTAGGTGGACTCCATCCGACCGCAATCGTCTACAAGGAAAAATGGAACTACACAGGCGGCTTGCTGACGACCCCCACTCTAATGAACCCCGTATGCGAATCTTTTCCACTTGTAAGCATATCATTGCACAGTTATCAGGCATTCCACTCTCCAAAACTAATAGCGAAGATGTTGACACGCGAGCAGAGGACCATGCCTACGATGCGTTGCGATATATGGTTATGACGCGAACCAGCGGGTACACTTCGATACACAAACAACTGCAGGGCATCAAAGACCAAGCCTTTCAGCCCTATGATGCTACGTTCGGATACTAGGAATGGCAGAGATAGACTACAAATCTAAGATACAAAGTGGCAGCATCACGGTTCGTGAAGCGTTCAAAGCTGTGTTGGCTAAAAAGTTAACACCCAACAATAGAAACACAATAGAGTCCATACTAAAGGCAATGCCAAAAGAAGGTATTGACTTAGACGCTAACTACTTTGATACCTACCTAACAAAAGAATTTGCGGAAGCCTTAGACTATACGACTAACAAAAGCAACTCTCATCGTTACAAAGATTTTGGTGCCTTTGAGACTGCGTTTAATGGCCTAGTATCAACAAGCAAAAGAAACGAGCCGTACGTTCGTTTGAGCGACGCTAAGAACGCTCCGGGTATTGCCTCTACTGAATTTGGCTTGACAGGAAGACAGCTACGAGGAAAAGACCCTATGAGGGGTACAATCTTTTCCGAACAGCTAGATAAAATTTATAGTGATGCCTTGGGGCTTTCTTCTACTACAGAGGTGGATACTAAGCGCGGAGCAGATGTCAGGAAGGCTATAGACCCACAGGCTCGTGACTACCTGATATACGAAAAGTACACAGGCCAACGTGCCGAAAGTAACATAGGACCTGACGGTTTAAAGATTTCAGACTTTAACTTTTTTACAGACGAAAATGGAAACACTGCAGTAGAGGTTATGGCTAAACGGGTAGGTAACAAGACTCGCCCAGAAGCAACCTACACCGGAGAGTTTGCAGAGTTTTTAAGGAATAAGGTAGAACGTGCAAAAGGAAACTTACCCGCAGATGCTGACTTTTCAAAGGTAAATCTTTTTCAAACTACACCTGCCGCTGTTACCAAACTATGGGACGCAGCTATTCGTCCAGAATTAGAAAAGAATTTTAGGGACAAACTACCCGAACAAAAAGGCGGCTCCCACTCTACAGTGCGTAAAATTCTTGCACGACAGTTTGTCAAAGAATTTAAATTCCCTAGAGATGCTGTAAAAGCTTGGATGGGACATGCAGGAGCAGGGGTAAATAGCGCAGGTGATATTCTAGATGAAAGCTACATAGGCACCGTTTCTGATGAACGTATTGGAGAGATGACGAATACTTTAATTCGAAATGACGCTCGTAACTCCAAAGCACCTAATGTAAACACCATGTTCGTAAACAGGGGTGTTGGATTCTCCCAAGAGGTTATGTTCGAAACTCCAACAAAAAGAGTTATGGGGAATACTACTAATCTCTTACAGTCAGGAGCTATTACACAACCTGCTTCAGAGGCAGAAAAAGCAGCAATAGATTCTGCAGCTAACCGCAGGGCTTCTGAAGACGATATAGTAACTGAAGAAAACAGGCAGCGTCTTAGCCAGATACGAAGCGAGGCTTCACAGTCGGCTCCCAGAATAAAAACAACAGACAACATAGACAAGAATGTAACCTCTAGCAACTTACAAGAAGAACTTTCTAGTAAAGGGTTGGACTGGGATGGTCTGGTTAAAAACATAGGTAAGAAAATTGACACTACAATTAAAGCTGGTGGGGCTGCCCTACTTGGAACGGGTCTTTACGAAGCTGCCCGCGACCCTGAAGGGGCTGGCGCAGCAATGGCACGGGACTTGGCTATAGAAGGAGTCGGGTTAGCTACACGGATGGGAGCAGGTGTTGCCGGAGCTTTACCCATGATTTTGGACTCGACAGCTACTGCTGGTCCCGAACTATCAGAGATGCCACCCCCGCGAACAGACTTTATCCCTGCCAGAGAGGTAGAGGAAACAGACGAAGACATAATGGCACGACTTGCCACACAGGATTCTGGCATGATTCCAGAACCGGACAGGGTTCCTCAAGCCGCCCCTGCCCAAGACCAAGGCTTTCTTTCCGTTAACTAGGAGGCAGAGATGCCAGACAATAACTACAACTACGGTGCAGCCTATGTAATGAACTCTGATAAAGTCAGCGTCGATACAGATGAGGGTGCATCAAAGCTATACCGTGAAGGTCTTGAGTTTTCAACTCGTGTAAAGACAGGCCCAATCACAGAAGATATGCCTAAAAAGCAAACAAAGCCTACTGTAGAAGCTTCATTTAACACAATGGCAGAAGACAGAAACTACTTTAGCTAGGACTCTACATGTCTGAAGATAACTTTCTCCAACCGGATGATGACACGGTAGTTCCGGTACAGGCTCCTGACGAGCAGATGCCGGGTCTTGCAGGATACGTAACCTCAAAGTTTAGGGATGCTGAAACTGGTCGCTTTGCTCACGAGCAACGCTGGCTACAGGCATACAAAAACTTTAGGGGTATCTACGACTCTACAACTCAGTATCGTGATTCAGAACGGTCCAAGGTCTTTGTTCGGATTACCAAGACAAAGGTTCTTGCTGCGTTCGGTCAAATCATAGACATCCTGTTCGCAAACAAGAAGTTTCCCTTGGTTGTGGAATCGACTCCCGTGCCGGAAGGCATTGCGGAGTTCGCCCACATGAAGACCCCCTTGGACGAAGCAACTGAACAGGACCCCTACGGGTTCTCAGGAGATGGTCGCGAACTAGCTCCCGGTGCCTTGCAAGCAAAACCCGGTGGTGACTTTCTAGGGGGCCTAGAGTCCAAGTATGGACAACTAGACCTAGCAGAGGGTCCAGCACGAATAGGCGAACCGCAACTCAAGCCTGCTCAAGAAGCAGCCCTGCGGATGGAAAAAGTTATACACGACCAACTCACTGACACAAATGCTGTGAACGTGATGCGGAACTCCGTGTTCGAAGCAGCCCTCTTGGGAACTGGCGTTGTAAAGGGACCATTCAACTTTTACAAGCGGGTACACAAGTGGGAGCGTAACGAAGAGGGAGAGAGGG